AATAGCCATTATTTTTTCGCTTTCTTTTTAGTTGCTTCACGTTTTTCAGAATAGGCAATTGCCACAGCTTGCTTTGGTGGTTTGCCTGCTTTGATTTCAGTTTCAATGTTTTCTTTAAATGCTTTTTTACTTGTTGATTTCTTTAGTGGCATGATGCGTTCCTTCTATCTGGGTCTAAGTTATCTTCAATAAATTCTGCTATGTCGTACAAACTATCTACTACTATTAATTCGTTTTCAATAAAAGATGTTAGTTCTATATATCCTTCGGTGTCAACTGTAGCAATAACAAGTGTCTGAATACTATCAGTTTCGTCATCTTCCACAGTCATGTGAAGTCTAATAAATTGCATTATTTAGCAAATCTTTTCTTTTGAGCCATACTCATTTTAAGTCTTGTTTCTTCTGAAAATACACGGCCTTTCATTTTCTCTCTTATATACTTTTTGTGTTCTTCAGTATGACTCTTGCCTGCAAAAGTAGCTATTCCTGTTGGTATTCCTTTTCTGCGCTTATTCGCTTCAGCAACAGCCTTTCTAGTTTTCTCAGGAATTATGCAGTTTTTAGCATATTGATTACCAATCATAAATTGTGAGTGCTTTTTTTTATTTTCTTCTGATACTGGATGACTATGACCAGAAGAACCTTCGCCACCATTAGTAAGATTAACTAAATTGATACCACGTTTACGATAAGTATCTATAAGTTCCATTTCAATTAATAAAGCAAATTCTTCATCTAAATTGTTTTTAATAATTTCAGCAATAAAACCATGTTTATTAACTGTGTTTTTCCAATACTTATTTCTTCCTTGCAATCCAGTTAATCGTTTGCCCTTACCTTTTCCAACATAAAATATTTCATTGCTATCAGCTTTTCTATGTTGATAAACGTAATACATTACTCATTTTCCTCTACAAAACACACATCGCGCCACGAAAGCACCAAATATTTAACGCCATCTTCTACATAAGGAAAGTATTTAAGATATTCATCTTTAGGGTCATCGTTCATTGTGCCAAAGCGAACTCTTGCGCCAACTTCAACTGGCATCTCTTCACGCTTGTCATCAATTAATTTAACGCCAGGGCCAACAGCTATAACTGTACCCATGTTTTCAGCTTCTTTGTTGTCTACAATAAGAACGCTAGATAGTTCCCTTACATCAGGCTTAACTAATATTTTGTCGCGCATTGGTTTGAATTTCATTATGCTGCCCTCGCTGGTCTGCCACGTTTTTTAGCTGGCTCAATATTTCCCTGCACAATACCTGCACGTTCATCGTCAAATATATTAACGATAGGAATAATTGTAGCTACATAATTGTGATTTTTTGAGTATTCTCCGCACCAGTCGTTCTCATGTTTACTGATTGACTGTGGAAAGCGATGACATTCGCCTAGTATGCCCCCTGTAATAAAGAATTTACAAGAGATACATTTTTGTTTAGAATCAACTTCAGTCATGTTATGCCCCTTCATAATGTGATTAGAACCCCCTTTGGCTTCTCCACCATTGGGGGTTTGTTTTTACTACATACTGTCTTGTGCGTGTTCAGTACGTTTGTGTGAGTAACATTCATGCTCACGCGCACCGCCTTTAAACTCGCCTAAACGACCATCGTTCATGCCAGCGTGGCTTGGTTCACGACCACCAATACCATCTTCTTTACCCATAGCAACGCCACCTTTTAGCTTGCCTTTACGTTCACCTGACATATCAGATGCGTTTACACCTTTAGGCAATTTCTCGCCTGTTTCGCCTTTAGCTGGCTTTGTATCTTTAATACCCATGATTTTATTCCTATTAATTTGCAAATTAATTAAATTATAACTCTATACCGCAGAGTTGTGAAATTTTATTCTATCAGAATATTTCTTTTTTATCTCAATTATTTCTTCAATCGTATAATGCTTTGGTTCATGTTTACCCTCAAGCCATTCTAACTGCGCTAGACCTAGCTTTTTAATAAGCGATTGTCTGTAGAGTATGATGTTTCCTGATAAATGGTGATTGCATACGACACATTGCTTATGGCAATTGTCCTCACAGAAACGCAATTCTGGAGCAGAGCCAACAGTTCTATAATGACCTGCGTGATATTGACCTGTGTGGTATCGCCCACAACTGATACATGGGTCTTTTTCATCTCTAAGCCTTATCCAACGATTGAAAATGGTTTGCGCCTCTCTCAACCAATCAGCTTTGGTCTTGAGTTTGACTTTTTTCTCCTTGTATTCTTTACGTTCCTTTGACTCACGCTGCTTTGTTGCCATTGCTACTGCACAGTTAAACCCACAAACCGACTGCAATGGTTTTAATGGGTCAAACTTATCTCCACATATTTTACACTTCTTTTGCTTTGGTGGTTTTAATTGCATCTATTTTCTCACAGTAGATTTTGGCTTCCGCTGCTGACCTAAACGTCAACAATGGCTCTGCCTTGTGATAATCAGTTTTCTTGTTATAGCCAGCAAGTCTGAATACATGATAAATGTAATCATCTGCTGGCCCTGTCTTTGCTATCGAATACTTACCACATTCGCTAATTAATGCGTATTCACCCCATTTTTTCCACTTCATTAATTCTTTCTCCAATCCACTTCATTACAGGAACTGCCATTGAATTACCAAGCGCTTTGTATCTTGTGCTATCGCTTGATGTCGGTGTGTTTGTGTAGTTGTCAGGAAATCCTTGCAATCTTTCACATTCTATAGGAGTTAATCTACGAACACGCATATTTTGTAAAGCATTAGTTCCAACACCTGCTCTTGTTAATGTATTTGATGTATCAGTTTCATTTACATACAGTCCATTATCAGGTCTATCTTTACGAGTTCCATTAGCATCACAAAATGTAATGTTATAAGCAGTAGCTATAGGAACATTGCCACCACCTGTTCCCCAGCTTGATGTTATTGTTTGACATACATCGCCCATTTCTTTTACTCGACTATCAGCAGGATGTGTTTCGTAAACAGTTGGCACAAACAATGGCGCACCGCTATTTATGTGTTGATTTTCTAATCCTTGTTTGTTTCCAAAACTTGCATTGAGTGTTGAAGCGCAATTTTTAGGCCAATCGGAAGCTCCTTGTTTCTTACTTCTGCGCGGCGTAATATCCCTGCACAGGCTTTCTGACTCAAAAAGTACCTTTGCTGCACTTCGCCAGTCTCCAAGACATCCGACAACGAACACACGCCTGCGTCTTTGTGGCACTCCGAAATATTGAGCGTCAAGAACTCTGTAGGCGAACCCATACCCGAGTTGAGCCAACCCTTGAAGTAAGGCTGCAAAGTCACTTCCTCTGTTACTAGACAATACGCCTGGTACGTTCTCCCATAAAAGCCACTTGGGTTTAAATTTATCAGCCATTGCGAGATAGGTAAGCATGAGGTTTCCACGAGGGTCTGCCAAACCTTTTCTAAGTCCTGCAATGGAAAATGATTGACAAGGTGTTCCACCGACCAAAAGTTCAATTGAATCATCTAAATTCCATTCTTTAAATTTTGTCATGTCACCATAATTAGTAACGTTTGAATAATGATGTGCAAGTAATTGACTAGGAAATTTTTCAATTTCAGAAAATCCTACAGGATTCCATCCCATGTGATGCCAAGCTACAGTTGCCGCTTCTACGCCACTACATACTGATAAGTAATTCATGCGTCTTTCAATTCTTCTAAAAAGTTCATGTAAGGGATGCGAACGTGTTTATTAAAAAATTCTGCAGCTGGTGCGTTTGTATTTAACTCTTTACGGCTTTCAATGTTGCAAATAGCTTTAACTGCATCTGCTGCATCTTCTTCAGAATCAATCTCATTGCCAAAATTATCCTCTAGCCATTCCCAGAACATTGTTTCTTTACACCAGCGAACAGCCAATAAACCCAAACCATTCATTCTGTTTTCTTGACTGACAATGTTAGCTCGCAATTGTCTAGCAGATGCTTCTTGTGTCATACGCACTATTGCTATTGGTGTATCAATAGGAAAGTTTGCTAAAAACGCATCTTTAAACTGCATATCAATGTCAACGGTGACACGAATTGTGCCATCCGCAAGTTCTTTCATCTGCCTTCTTACGCCTGTAATTGCATCCATATTAAAGCTCCTTTAACTTTTTCCAGATTAACGATAACTTAATAATTTTCCACCATACCTTTTTTGCTTTTTTGTCTTTGTGTTGCGCCCACGCCTTTAACATTTTTTTGTTTAAGATGTGTGACTTGTATTCAATCTTTTCTAATTTGTTCATAATTGTTCCTTGTTTTTAATTTCTCTAGCATCACGCATAGATTCTTTTTCTAACGCTTGTATGTATTGATAAATAATTGTTCCTACTTCTTTGTTAGTTAATGCTTCTTTGTCATCAACACAAACGTTTCTAACTGCACGACCTAGCATCTGTAAGTATTTAGCTTCCATGATTCTTTTCCTTTTTGGAATAATATTCTTCTACTAATTTTTCATATGTAATCCATGCTTTATTGAAGCGCATTTCGTAT